ACGCCGATCCTCTCCAAGTCCGGCGCCTACACCATCCCCTACGAGAAGCTGGCCGAGGCCCGCGAAGCACGCAAGGCCGCGCAGGACCGCATCGCGCAGCTCGAGCAGCAGGTAGCCGAGCTGACCAGCGCCCAGCAGCGAAACCTCGCCGCCGTGCAGGCCGACGCGCAGGACCGCGCGAACGCCGGGCAGGCGCAGACCGCGACCGACGCGAACCTTGCTGCCGCGACTCAGGCGATGGCCGACGGCGTCGACCTCTCGATCTTCGGCGACTTCTCGGAAGAGGATCTTGCGAAGGGTGTGGCTGAGCTCAATCGGCGCGCCATGGCCCAGGTCGAGCAGCGGCTGATGGCTGCACTGGACGATCGACTCGCTCCCCTTCGTGCGCAGGAAGCCAAGACGGCGACCACCTCCCACTACGACGCCATCTACGCCGCCCACAAGGACGCGGACGAGATTGTCGAGTCGGCCGAGTTCGCCGCGTGGCGTGACGCATTGCCCGCCTTCGCCAAGGCGGGCGTCGAGCACGCGCTCACCAAGGGCGCAGCAAAGGACGTGATCGAGGTCTTCGACGCCTTCCGCGCCACCAAGCCGCCGCAACCCAACACCAGCACCGCACGCACCGCGCCGGAGGCGCCTGCCCGTCGTGTGCCGAACTCCCTGTCCGACGTGCCCGGAGCGGCGCCCATGGACGAAACGCAGCAGACCCTCGCCGCCGCCGGCAACACATCCGCCCTGCTCGACCGCATGGCCGCGATGACCCAAGAGCAGCGCGACGCCCTGCTGGACAACCTCATCTGAATCCATAGGAGGCATCGAACATGACCACCAAGACCAACGTCCCGGCCACCGCCGCGGATAAGCAGCGCGTCCTCGCCGCGGGCCTCTTTGCCCAGGCGATGCAGCGCAACAGCACCATGGGCCGCCTGTCCGGCCCCATGCCCAAGGGCGAGGCCGGCGCCGGTGAAGTCGTGCGCAAGCAGACCAGCACCGATCTGCCGATCGTCAAGACCATGGACCTGTCGCGCGGCAAGGGCGACGAAGTGGAATTCCAGTTCCTGCAGCCCGTCGGCGCCTACCCGATCATGGGCAGCGAGACGGCCGAGGGCAAGGGCACCGGCCTGAGCTACGACACCGCCCGCGTGCGCGTCAATCAGGCGCGCTTCCCGGTCGATCTCGGCGACACCATGACGAGCATCCGCTCGGCCGTGGATTTCCGCCGCCTGGGCCGCCCGGTCGCGCAGTCGCTGATGGACAGCTACATGGACCAGTCCCTGCTGGTGCACATGGCTGGCGCGCGTGGCTTCCACGACAACATCGAGTGGCGCATCCCCGTCGCCGCCAACCCGAAGTTTGCCGCCATGGCGGTGAACCCGGTCAAGGCGCCGACCAAGAACCGCCACTTCATCGCCGACGGCACCAACGGCATCATCCCGTTCGCGCTCTCGGGTGCGGATGTGGACATTGCGACCACCGACGTTCTGAGCATGGACGTGGTGGATGCGATCCGCACGACCATGGAGTCGATCGCCCTGCCGCCGCCGGCCGTCAAGATCCCCGGTGACGTGGTGGCCGAGGATTCGCCGCTGCGCGTCCTGCTGGTCTCCCCGGCGCAGTACCACTCGTTCGCCCAAGACCCGAACTTCCGCCAGTTCCAGGCCAACGCCCTGGCACGCGCGAGCAAGGCCAAGCAGCACCCGCTGTTCCTGGGCGAGTGCGGGCTGTGGAACGGCATCCTCCTCATGAAGATGCCCAAGCCGATCCGCTTCTACGCGGGCGACGCCATCAGCTACTGCACCAGCCATACCGCCGAGACCGAGGCGACCGCGACAGTGCCGGCCGGCTTCGGCACGACCCACGCGATCGACCGCGCCATCCTGCTCGGCGGCCAGGCGATCGCCCAGGCGTTCGCTGCGTCCGGTCACGGCGGCATGCCCTTCTTCTGGAAGGAGAAGGAGTTCGACCACGACGACAAGATGGAACTGCTGATCGGCGCCATCCAGGGCATCAGCAAGGTTCGCTGGCTGGTCGATCAGGGCAACGGCGTGAAGCACTACACCGACCACGGCATCGTCGCCATCGACACCGCCGTGCCCATCATCGCCGCGCGCCAGTAACGCGACCACCTGAGCAACAGGGCGCCGCCTGACCCGGTGGCGCCCGCCAAGGAGAACTGAACACCATGGCTACCATCACCAAGCTCGGCATCCCCGACCCGTCCAACCAGCTCGGCGCGTCGCCCTACGGCAACCTGACCGCGTTCCGCTACGTCCTGAAGACCGTCGCCTCCGGCGCCGTGGAAGGTGGCGACTCGACCGTGGCCGTCGCTTCGGGCGACACCGTGAAAATCGGCCTTCTGCCGGCCGGCTTTCGCCTGATCGACAGCGAGATCGTCGTCAAGACCGGCATGACCGCCACCATCACCGCCAAAGTGGGCTTTGCCTACGCCGACGGCGTGGATTCGACGGCCGTTCCACAAGACGACGACTTCTTCGGCACCGGCATCACGGTTGCGACCGCCGGCCGCTACCGCAACGCGACCAGCAACCCCAGTGTGACCCTGCCGAAAGAGGCGTGGCTGACCCTGACCACTGCGGTCGCAGCCAACGCCAAGGCGGCGGAGCTGGAAATCATCGTCTTCGCCATCAACGAAGGCGTGGCGTAACTGCCATGAATCGGCCGGCTGGGCGATCCCCGGCTGGCCGATTGCACGAGAGGACAGCATGCAACTCATCGCCGTGAAATACCAGGGCAGGAAACGCTATCGGGACCGCACGCCGCTGCGC